GAGCCGTCTGCCCTGATTAAAGGCGTAGTTTTCTTTAACCCAAGCTTCTATTTCTTTTTCTGTGTCATCCATTGCTGAACACCTTTTTAAACGCGGTGTTGAGTATTATCTCAACTTTCTCTTTGGTCAGTGTATCAGAATGGGTGTAACAAGAATAGCAGTAATCCTCCATATCGCCTTCTTCCCCCAATATCCCGTCGCAATCGACGCAATGTTTGTGAATGTGATCCACTTCCTCGCAGTTGCATGGTCTTGAGAGACGAAACCTATGGTTTTTGTCAAACCTATACACGGTGGTGGGAAACTTTAGCTTGTTATCAAATATGTTCATTAGGCCTCCTTATATTTTAAACTATAAAAATGTTCCAATGTTTTAAAAAATCATTAGAGTCGATATCATAAGAGTTATTATCTCGATTAAAAATAATTACAGGTTTACTTTTATTAAGTGTATCAAAACACCTGTTAATACTTCCTATTCTTCCATTTAACCCTTCAGGCTTAACTTTTAAATCTTTTAAAAGGCTTTCTCTACAAACAGGGAAACCCTCTCCAAAAGCAAGTTTCTTTAAAAAAATATATTCAATTAAATTTAAACTCTGTTTACTACATCGGTTAAATGCTTTTTCCCACGTTTCTTTAAGTTTAAGTTTTTTTGTTTCTTCAGTATTATTCAAAAAATTAATTAAATTTTCAATATTTAAACCTTCTGTGGTAGTTAACGTAATAGTGTCTGAGTTAGCAGTATTATTAATTTCAATAGTCATTGTTTTTAATTTAAACATTACACCTCTCACAAATCTTATCAACGAACGTGTAGCCATGTTGAACCATGGCAGGATACCCTGTTGAGTTATCTATTGTTATCTTCGAAGGACTACCGACCGTTACCGATTTCTTGTAGTACAAGTCCCCCTTTCGGATGGGGGACTTACAACTATTGCATTTATACTCTCGACGAGATCTTATTGATTTTCCCATCACTCGACTCCAGACATTTTCTTACTGACATTTAAGAGCGTACAGTCTTCGCTTTCAAGATCGTACTCAGCACGATGAGAGGCGTCATAATAATATCGTGTAAACAAAACATCGGGATCTTGGTCTTGGAAGTAATCTTCAACGTAATCCATGTAGTATTCTTCTTCGGTAAAATCAGGCTCTTGGTTATCCGAAACGGTTAAATCAAAAAGATGACCCACAAGATATTCTTTATAAGAGCCGTGGCCTCCATTGACCCACTCGACCAGATCATCGTAATCAAGTTCAACATCAAGCCTGTAATGTTTAACTTCGGTTTTCTCTATTAATAGGGTGTAGGACATGTGTTTTTCTCCTGTAGCATAGGTATAAAGGCGCCTATACTTTGAATTATATGGTGTCCCCCAACTGTAATCGTGCCGGTTAATTTCAGAAGGTTTTTTTTGTTACAAGGATCGCACTCAAACCATTGACGTTTTACCTTTACCTCAACAATTTCAACCCAAAACTTCTCAAAAGCATTTTCAAAGTTACCTTCAACCTGTACAAGATCTCCAACCTTTAACTTTGCAATCTCTCTGTAACTAAGAAAGGGACAATGCTCATGTAATTCCTTTGGCCAATCTTTATACTTTTTGTTAGCATTCATTAATAGAAGTGTCATTTTTCCTCCGTTGGCTGTGTATGGAATCATTAGTATAGGACAACGCGAGGCATGTCAACTAAATAAGCTACAAACAATAAAAAAACCCTGTAACAAATGACACTTCGTTACAGGGTTTATACTACGGAGACCTATTTCATATCAGATATTATGGGAGTGTCAAGGATTATTTAAGTCTACTCGACCATAAAAACTAACAAATTCGTTATCCTTCTTTATTCTATTGTTAAAAAAGTACCAAGATGCGTTGTCTTTGCCCTGTGAGGCGCTGTCTGGGATCCATTTCACACGACCTACCGCTACGACTTTCTTGAGCAAGGGCAGGAACTCTGCGGACTGCACTGTGTAGAGCCAATCGGCGTCGAATAGGAGCCAAGTTGGTCTAAGGGCCGTGAATATCGGTATGAGTTCATGGAGCAATTTACGATCCCACGGTGGGTTGGTAATGATGCACTGTCCGCCGACTTCGTATTCTGTAAGATTAAGTGCGTCGAACGTGGCGATGTCATCGCGTTGCGGTGCAATATCGCAGGCGGACGTACAATTCAGGCCATGATCTTCTAAGATGTCAATGAGACTGCCGTCCCCTGCGCAGGGTTCAACGAATGTCGAGAACTCTTTTATGTGTGGGATGAGTGGTATGGCAGCTTTCAAAGGAGTAGGATAAAAATCGCGTTCCACACGTTTAAAATTCGATCTCTTGCCCATTTACTTCTCTATATAGTGTGTGGTTTTTGAGATCGGGGCGTTAAAACTCTGGTAATCTTTAAAAATAACCCGCAGTTGTCCAGATATAGTACGGCCTTCCTTCACAGACAATTTCTTGATCTGTTCATAGACCTCTTTCGGGACTAAAACGCTCTTCCATTTCGTTGTATCCATGAGACTCTCCATTACTTTCTGGGACTATATGCGATTATAACAGGGAATGCAAGAAAAAAACCCCGCCGAAGCGGGGGAAGTTTAGAGAGCCACATGAATTACTTCGATTCTCCCCAAGACGTGCCAATTTCAATGTCACACTTATTGGGTATAACTAATGGTACAGAACTTTCCATAATTGTCGAATACTTTTTTGCTTCTTCTAAATCTTTTACAGAAAGAGCAATCTCATCGTGTATTTGTATGAGCGGTACTTTCCCTGTTTCGTAGATATTTACCATGGATTGCTTTGTCATATCTGCTGCCGACGCTTGTATTAAACGGTTTAGCGCTTTGTAAGTGTAAGCACGGCGCAAACGTGTGGTGTCGCCGTGTTCCTTAATCGCGTCTCGGTAAGACAAGGCCTTGTGCATGGCAAAGGTGGTGGGTTCCCAAAGATCAAAGCGGCACTTTCTCCCTAAGATAGAGCGAATCGACCCACTGGAGTCCTTTTCGTTAAGTCGTGTGGTGACACCATTCATAAGCATTTTAACGAACGGGACCTTATTGTGGTATTGTTTGATGAGAACCTTGGCATCTTCTACAGAAATATCCATTTGTTCGGAGAGCTTGTTGACGCCCATGCCGTACATCATGCCTAAGTTTATTGTTTTGGCTTGCTTTCGGCCAATGTCTGCCATTTCGGCAACCATGGTATGAAAGTCCATCTTTGGATTTGTTTTGTATCCATCTACAAATTCTTTGACCGACGGTAAGTTGTTGTTTCTGGATTTGCCATACGTCTGTGCGTAGTGAACCAAGATCCGTGGTTCTTGTTGCGAGAAATCTATAGCCGCCCACTGTTCTCCTTCTTCGGGTAAAAACAACGACCGTATCATAGGCCCCAGTTCTGGATCGCGGGCCGGTATTTGCTGTAGGTTGGGATTGGACATTGAAATACGACCCGATACGGTTCCCCCATCGTCAGAGCGTATTTGGTTTATGTGACTGTGAATACGGCCATCCCTATGAGTGTGACGCATAATGGTATTAATAAACGTGCCGTGCGTCTTATTAAGGTTTCGCGCTTCCACCACAAGTCGAGGAAGCTTTTCGGTGTGGTCCGATAGAAAGTTCTTTGTAAAGGACGGCTGTCCCTTTTCGGTTTTGGGGTAGGATATGCTGACCTTATCAAAGGCTTTGGATAGCGACTGGGCTGCCCAGATTTCTACGTTCATCCCCGTCATGGTTTTAATTTGTTCCAAAACAAGCTTTTCGCGTTTAATCAGTTCGACCCGTGTACGCTCCACTCTATCTGTATTTACTCTTACGCCTGTCCAAGTCATATCAATTAAACAGGGAAGCAACGCCAGTTCAAGGTTTGCAACTTGCCACAGATCCTCTTTGCCCAAAAGAGTACGAAAGTATGTCCATAGCTCTAATGTCAGCACGGCATCCATTTCCGCATAAGGACCAACGTGCATGGCAGGGAGTTTCCATAGCTCTGCTTTTGGATCAACGCCAAAGTCACGGGCAGCTTCGACAAGCGACTTCTCTGACTTGGTTTTATTAAGATGATCGTAGGATAAAGCGTTAAGACTGTAACTAAACCTGTTTTCGTCAAGCAAGGATGCAATCACCATGGTGTCTATAATGCGCCCATTAATTTTAAAACCCATGCGCCGGATCCACCCTGCATCGTATTGGGCGTTGTGCATGATTTTATCGGCGGCACATTCAAAGACTTTCTTGAGCCACTTATCAACAATACGTTCGTCGAGATTTCCGCCACCAAGGTGACGAATGGGGATGTACCCAGACCAATCGGCGGTGGCTATAGCATACCCCACCACTTGACCGTCTGATCGTGACCACCCCGGTCCCAAGGTTTTAAGGTTTGGGTCCTTTGTTTCGACGTCGATTGCTATTTCTTTTGCATCCCAAATGGGAGGCAGTTCCGCAGGAGGAACCCACTCCGACTTTGGAGTAAACATTGCCATTTGTAGGGACATTATTTAATCCTCCGATACTCAACGGGAATATCATTTACTTTTGCAAGATCAATAGCCAATTGCATTCCATAGGAAATTCCAAAGTCTTGATACACGGCGATGAGTTCGGCAAACTTGTGCCACTCAAAAGAGGTTGTTAATCCCTTCGATCTTTCCTTATCGTTATCTTCGTTCAAAACCTGAGTATACAACAAATGAAAGGCCAAGGGAGCTTCCCCCCGATCTAAACTGTCTTTCAAACACTTTTGAGCATACTTTGTATTGTATTTAATATCTCCTTTGAAAGGGGATTCAATAATTACTCTCATTACTTTTCGCCTTCCGTAGTAAATTCTCCACCAAGGGAGGAATAGCCACATTTATCAATCCAAGAATCTTGGTGTTCAATCTTGTTTAACAATCGGGCGGTCTTTACCCAGTCCATCATTAAAATAACATGCCCTTCTGTTAAGTATCCATGACTTGCTATGGCGCCCTTTACAATGCAATTCCAACCATCTGCAATGCGCTCATGGTTTAATAAAGCATCTCCATAATCCTCATGTCGGTCTCCGTTTACTAACTCTTCTGCTTTTTTTAAAATTTCTGCTCGTTTCATAAATCATAACTCCTGTTTGCGTCTTCTGCCTCGACGATATATAAATTATCTTTTGTTCTTGTGACCCCAACGTAGAACACACGGTGCATATCGTCAGGGTTTAGTCTCATATCCTCTTCAGCCGCAGGCGAAAGGTCCGTGAACAACACAACGTTGTCCGCTTCTCCTCCCTTTGCCCCGTGGATCGTGGATACTGTAATGCGTGGCGGTTTGTTAAAATCCTCCCCCTTGCGCAATAGTTTCGATATATAAGCCCTGTCTGTATCGGGGAGCTTATCCATAGCAACGTGCCATTCCATATCTTCCGTTGCTAGTAATCCGTGGCGGTCCTGTAAAACCCACAACGTCATAAAGTCATCGTCCATCACACTTGTGAGACGTTTAAACCCTCGTTTAATACGAACGTTGGACGACATAAAACTGTATATCTTTTTTGCAACTTCTCCTGAGACCTCGTCGCCTTGTCGAAGACGTTCCCATCCGTTTACCGCGTCGCTAATTCGTTCGGATATACTACGGTGACCCCTGTAATTAAACAGATAGCCCGACCCTCTTAAATCAGCGGTTACGGGATTAAGCACATAACCTGCCTGAGACATGATGAGCCAAGAGCCGCGGTCCATATTGAGTTCATTAACGGTACTAATACGGCTAACCAGACCCAAGGCGTCTTTTGCTTTGTAAGTCTTTGGATATCGACGGTTAATGCGCCGTGCTACCTTTTCCGCAAAGAAGTGAACCGCCTTGGGAACACGGTGCGATTGTGTGAGCGTTTCACTGGATCCCTCTAGGTTTATAAACGTGTCAACGTCGGCTCCCGCCCAACGATATATGGCTTGATCGTCATCACCGGCTGCGTACATCTTCTCGCTTTTTTTATCCAAAGCGTAAGCAATGTCCCACTGTAGTGGCGATAAGTCCTGCGCTTCGTCTAGAAAGGTCATGGAGAAACGTGGGCAATTAAACTCTGCGGAGATTACAAACTGTTCAAGCATATCTGTAAAGTCGTAAAGACGGTAGGCTTTCTTATATTCTCTCAGGCATTTATCAACATACTTTACCGTCGTCCAATCCTTTTCCAACGAGCTTTGATTGTATTGCTCTCTTAGATCCACCTTGCGCAAACGAGCTAGGTTTATAATTCCTAAGATAGGATCGTTGGTAGAGGATATATCGGTAATGTCCTCAGAAAAGTCTGACCAAACTTGCGAAACAATACTGACGCCCATACTGTTGGATAGCTCTTTGTAATGTTCGTCCTGCATAATCTGATCTTTTTGTATGTCCGAACACTGGAGCGCAAGGCTGTGAAGTGTGCGAAAGTAAGGAAGATCATGCTTTGGATCGAGCTTAAATCGTTGGGCTGCCCGCTCTTTGGCTTCGGTGGCCGCCTTTCGGGTAAAGGCAAGAAAGGCTATTGTGTTTGCAGGGACACCCGCGGATAAGGCTTTGTCTACCATATCCAAGAGTGTCGTTGTTTTTCCTGTACCGGGAGGTCCGAAGATTCTAAACATGACGTATTTCTTTACGCAACTCTTCGATTATATCTCTAAAATCATCTACAGAATCCTTATAGGTTGTTTCCTCCAATGTATTTAGAAGTTCCAACAAACTCTTTACGCTTATGTTGGTGCAACTTAATAACTGGTTAACGTTTATCAGCGATAGAAAATAAGCAATTGGTTTGTCGTAGTACCCCTTCTTTTTTAAGAACGTCGTTACCCGTGTAGAAAGAATAAGGTCTTTCATGTTTTCGGGCGAGACCGTCTCCAGTTTATGGAGGTAATCAATCTTGTTTAATCGTTGAACTACAGAACAAATGTACTGACGCGTTACTCCATATTCTTTGGCGATTGAGGAATAGGTCATTCCCTGCTTTACGCGCTTAATGAATATGTCGTGGTGCTTACTCGTTATTTTCATCTATCTCCTCCATAGTACTTACTTTCGTCTATGTCCTTCATAGTCATTTTTTCAACAAAGATAGGAGTTT